GAAGACAAAAAGGGTCAAGGGCCGATTGCCGTCTTCTTGGAGCGTTGGGTTGAGTAGTGGAAGCAAGTAAAGCAGTCACAATTCGAAGACGAGCCAAGAGCTACTTCTTCCAGAAGTATTGCCAAGGAAAAGGTCTTGACATCGGTGCAAGTAGTTCTCGGCCAGAGAATCGCTGGTGGAAACCCTTGAAGTTGGATTGTGAAGCTTGGGAAGAAGCCGGAGGCATTCATGCAGAATCTACCCGTCCTGAATTAACTGGCGACGCCACTTATATGGAAGGCATACCTGACGAAACATACGATTGGGTTCAAGCTTCCCATCTTCTTGAACATATCCCAGATGCCGAGGTTGCATTAAAAAATTGGATGCGAATTCTCAAACCAGGAGGATTTCTGATCATCTGCGTGCCGCACGCTGATTACTATGAAAGAAAAGGAATCAAGCCTAGTTTACACAACAAACATCACGTACATTTCTTCCATCCTTTTCAGGATAGAGAAGACGTAAGAAGCCTATTCACGCTTCTAGCAAACACCGTGGGACAGCAAAACATCATCTATATGAATGAATGCACAGAAGGATGCGATGACTACACTGTCTCCGGCATACACCCGATGGTCTACAACTGTGAGTACAGCATCGAAGCTGTCATTCGCAAAGGTGGAGGGAGACCATTTGAATATCAGCGGCCAGTTCAATTTGAGAAATTCTGATGAGTAACTTTATCGAGAAAATTAAGGAAATGTTTCGACAGAAGGAAGCAGGATATATAACAGAAAGATGGAAGATTGGATGTGATATCTGCGGCCTTCCAGAAGAAGAAATGGTTGGGCGACAAACTGTTCATAGTCATGTGCCAATTTCGCCTTCTGATGTATGCTTAGACATTTGTGGTCATCATACTGATGATGAAATTTCGGAGGCCATCTACAAAATCTACGAAGAGCGTAAAGCATCAGCCATAGCAAACCCTGATCATCCACAGCATAAGCATTTCAAAGAGAGGGCAAAAAATGGTAGACCTTGAATCAATCAGAGAGAAGACGACCAAAGCTCAGCAGAAGAATGCGGAGAAGGAACGTCTCCAGAAAATTGAAGAAGAAAAGAAGCGGAAAGCTGCCGAACTAGAGTACAAGCGGAAGCAGAGTCAGGCCACAAAGGATATGATTCGTTGGCTTGAAGTCGCTGTCAAGAGGGCTGCGAATAATGGCGAAGTAATGGCTTGGACTTCAGTAGATTGGGAAGGAAAGTACCAGGAGGTAATCGAGCACTTCAAAGAGAAGGGCTTCAGGGCAAATCTTGCTAAACGAAGTCGTGAGGTTCGTCACTATCGCAACTTTGATGATACCTGCGGCGATCATGCTGGTTGGGAAGACTATGATGTGATCGAAGTATGGTGGAATGAGTAGATCAAGCTTCATTTCCCTGATGGGCTGCAAAACGATACCTACAAAACACGACACACTCGACATAGTTCCCTATGGTCAGAGATCAAAAGCGAGGTAAAGCCCAAACTCAAAATCCTCAAGGAAGAAGTAAAGACACAGCTTAAGGCTCTATCCGATCAAAAGGATTTCATCGAGTATTGCAAACTCTACAATGAGAGTAACATTTGGGGTGATCGCTTCCGTATTTGGGTAAACGATAAATTGGTGGTAGAATGAAAAGCATACTAATCGGACTAGCTTGTTTCCTCTTTGGGCTTACCTGGGATATTACCTATAGGTTACCCTACTACGAGATAAGAGGATGTCTTATTATTCAGCAAGAATTGCTCGGCATTGAGTTCGTCTACTCATGGGCAGATGAAGGATTCCGCGACATGCACCCAGATGAATGGGACTTGAGAAGAATGATGGACGAGCCCAATAAGTGGATTCCTCGCTACGGCGGCCTTGAGTAATTAGAGCCTCGGAACGTAAGCTTTGGGAACTGGCCGCTGTTTCCCATTCAAATCAAAGACTGGAAGGTTAAGTATATCCCAGGGTCGAGGTACGTGTAGTAGGTACGTGAACTCTTTTTCCCTTTCAAGCAACTTATGGATTTGGTTCAAAGAAGTCCAATAACCATAGCCATTACCACTACGTGAACAGATGAAGATCAGTTCACCCTCATCGGTAAAGACTCCACCACCAGAGCGACCACCACGAGGGCTATTCTTTTGAGTCTTGATCTGAGTAACGCTACCAGAGGTATCTTGTTCTTCTATATACTCAACCAAATAGTGAGCAACTTCGGATCGACCATCACACCCCAGGCTATGATACATTTTGCCTTTTTCTAGTTTGATATCCTTAGGGCCAATTGGGAGATACCATTCGATATCCCAATCCGCCTTAAATCGAATCAAACCAACATCCCAATTTCCCTGGTAGAATCGTTCATAGCAAAGAACTTCAGCCTTGTATTTGCGTACTTCATCGAGTTTCTTCTCGTTGTGGTAGAAGACTTCTACGGTAGTTGAACGGGGCTGTCGTTTTGCGTCTTCATAGGTCCAGCGACCTGTTCCGCCAAATAAGTGACCACAGGTAATGACATAGGCCCATTTCGTTTCAGGATCGAAGTAGCAAATTGTACCTGAGCCGCCGCCGATTCGCACCGAAGGGGCGAGCCAGTGAATCCACTCTTCTCCCCGTTCTTCCCAACCTTCTCGTTGGGCAGTCTGGTAATACGACATGTAAAGAACAGGCTGCGTAGGTGGATTAGCAAAAGTAGGGCTAGCTACGAAGCAGGCGAGGGCCAGGAGTAGGGTTTTCAAGAACTTCATTTTCACTCCTTAGAACTGTTTATTTCCGTAATGACTCAAAAAAAGGGAAGGCGACTGAGTCTTGTTCATGTTTAACAACAACCCTACCGATATATTTACGTAGTAAAGTTTTTTTTGGGGAACCAAATGTTCTATCAAGGGCCAATTGCACCGCATAAACTGAAAGCTCTAACAGTCGCACATAACATCTTTCTAAACCGTAACCAAAGATACAAGATTGGCCAATGGCTTGATACAACGGTTCATGTTGTTGGGCATTGCATTCCCGTTTGGTATGATGGCGGCGACACAGATGAACCAGCCCAAGAAATCTTCTGTAACTACCTTCTCACGAATGGTGAGGAGCCAACATTCGTGAGAACCCTAGAAGGCAAAGATGGCTTCAGGATCAATCTTGCAGGGCAACAAATGCGGAAATCTCTCTTAGATGTCATAGATGGGGGCTCTGAGAGTATTATGTTTACGAATCACGGGAAAGCCAAATTTCAAGATCGAGAATACCACTTAGTAAACTTTGTTAGTATACATGATGAGTCGCTTCTACGAGGATCAATGATATGAGAGACAAACAATCAATACTGACGGAAAAGAAACAATTAAGAGATAGATGGCTAATTGTTGATCAGGTGGAAGGGATGAATTACGGTCAATTCTTTAATGAGTTCGATGACTATCTTCAATATCAAATCGCAACTCTAATGGAAAACCAGCGGCTGTTGGCTACCATGAAAGAGAAAAATAACGAAAAGAAACGTGGTACGGATGAGTTCCGAGAATTCAGCGAGATGGAAAAGCGTTTTAACAGGCTGAGTCCGGAACTTGTCGGACGTGTAATGCGTAAACTAGCCTTCAAGCACTTGGTAAACTTCCAAGCTCAGCTAGCTCCGGCCGATCTCATTTTCTACGAGCAGTATCAAATAAATCAAGAGAAGTCAGGAATCGAGAGGGTGGAAAAATCCGATCCCGTTCTGGCGAAGACACGATGGTTGAAAAGCGTTTTTAATTTACAAGAAAACACAGGGGATATGGAGAAAGAACAGTTCGCCGTCAGCGTTGCGAACGAAATTGATAGAGAGATTGCTAAGGATTTGGTACTTAATGTCGCTACGAAGGCAAAAAGAAAATACGAGAATTTTGAACAATTCTATTCAGTTCTAGTCGAGGTCACTGGAGTAATACGTCGTAAATGCGGGGCTCCCAATCAATCTAGCTGGCTTTTTACGTCCGAGGAATTAGCTCAGCGGATCGCCGAAGAAGCTCCATACTATAATTTCAATTTCGATTCATCTCATGACATCTATAAGGTTGGCGTCCTCAATAATTGGGCAGTTTATGTGGACAAAGAGTTTGCAAAAAAGCAAGTCCTGATGGGAGTTTCCGGTGACACAATGGGATATTGGTATTCGGGCTATCTTCCTCTGGATTACTCAGAAGGAGTCATTCCCTGGCTGCGTGATGACCATGAAGGTAACCTCTTGACTCGTTACGGCAAGAAATTGCTACGTAACGGAGGGTCAAAGCGATATGCTCTTATTGATTTCGAAGATTAAGGACAGCCGGCACAGTCTTGCAGAGACAATCCAAATCGAACCGTAAGACTTTCTCCTGGCAGAACAGTTCGAGCACTCGAAAGAGAGGCAGTAGCGAGCAGGTAGCCTGTATCGTCTTCTGTTGTCGCTAGGAATATATTCTGTACTGGTCCCCATTGGCCGCCAATTGCATTGAAGCTAACAATGCCAGTCGTCGCTCTTTGAGACGTTCCCGACGTAGCTACCGAGAAGCCCACCATAGAGCTAAGTGCTTGTCGATCATACCCATTGACATTAGCTGCCGGCTCTCCAGATAGGTCTTCTAGAGTATCGCCAGATAAAATCGTGGTACGATTGTCTGTCCCCAAGTAGTAGAAATCAGGGATGGTTGGGCCAGCATCTGTATCGAAGCATACCTTCAAAATGAATTCTTCTCCCCCTGAATGCAGCAGGTTTGGTATCTCGCGGGCTTCCCAAATGCATTCGTCCCCTCGATAGTGCTTAATTTCGAGGATTGTCATAAACCGCTTCCAGAGAGTTGGTTGAATGATCTTGCTCATGATATCCTATATACTTCAATGGAAGTAAAGTTCAGAGCATGGTTATCGAAAAATGAGGGGCTCACAGAGCCTACGCACGTTGAACGTCCCGATGAGTTACTGCGGGCGGACGCTAAGAAAGGCGTAGGGGCGATGCCGACCTACAGCCTTAAGAACATGAAGAAAAAGATGCGGAAGTCTAAATAGATTTGTCATGAAGAAATTCGAGGATTGGTACAAAAATCGCCTGAATGAAGCCTTTCCCATGAAAGAGCCCCAAGTTCCCCAGAGCCCCTTTGGCCGCTGGGCAGCTAAGGCCGGACAGGTGGGCGTATTGCCAGCAATGTTGGGTGCTGGTGGCGATATTGATTGGGACAAAGCCCAATCCCTTCAGCATGCAAATACTGCTCCCGAGTTACGCAGGAAATACGATACACTACGTCAAGCCTTTGAAAAAGACCTTTTGAATTATATCCCTACGCATGAGCTTGACGCAAAGACTCAGCAGGTAGTTAAACACAGTGTTGCCGGCCTTGCGAGAGCTTTTACGAATGGTGGAGCAGTACGGCCGCTCGATCTTCACAACATCATCTACGCAGCCCATCAGGCCCCTAGTACGCCAGAATCATTGAAGAATGGCATTTTTGATCGTCATGATAACTTGCTCAGCCATCTAAGGGGAATCATGTCAAGAACGCCGAAGGCTTGGTTCAATCCCGAAGCTAAAACGGAAGAAGAATGGTACAATCCCAACATGAAGTGGAACCGTAAGGAACTCGAAAGCTACATTGATGCTTGGGAAAGCCAAAAGGGCGGAGCCGGAGCAGGCGACAAATTCGATAAGGCTCTGGATGAGTTCATTGCAATGATGCAACATACAGGGGTGAAGTTACCACAATCTGATTTGGAAAGAATCGGCCAGCAGATCGCCAATCAAATGGGACAAAAGCTAACATTCACCGACTTGCAGAAATTGATGGCAATCGCCACTAAAGCTGCTCCCCCGACGGCCCCTGCACCTGCACCCGCACCTTAAAGGCCAGTCATCCAAAGTTCATTGGGAGTAGCAATTACATCATTGTTTGATGCGTTCGCATAAGCTGACGCCCAAACCGAACCGAAATTTGGTATGACAGGCTTAGGATTGACGATAATCTTGTGGTGTGTTCTGAAGGCGTTGTGGAAAACGAGTTCAGAAGCTACTTCCGTTTCGGGTTTCATGTATTTCAACCATTTACCCCAAGATAATCCGTACCTATGTCTCATGTGCAGTTGGACAAAAGTAATCTGCATTTGGAATGAATGGTAAAGATGATCCAGATAAAGTCCATGGGCTTTCGTAAAAGCATCCCAAAGCCAACGTAACCGGTTGTTCTTGTTAGAAAAAGGATTCCAGAAGTTATCATGGTAACGTTGGTATGATTCCTCTTGGCGTTCTGCTTCGGGACCATGCGACCTTTGTTTTTTTGGTCTGTACAAGGGCGGATAAAATTCAAGTAGGTCACACCCCGGCATCACAACTTCATCGCTCGTGAACAGTTCTTCCCGATCTAGGCTAACTTCGAGAAATGGAGGCAAAAGCTCTTGGTTTCGATTCTTCTTTAATGTCCATTGCTTGGCAAGGTATTTTTTCGAGAACTCATGCCACTCAATCGTGATTACAACCTTGTCTTTACTATTTCTGCTTTGAAGAAATAACGAGCAGGGTGTCTCAAGACAATCTTCTATGATACGTGATCGGATGGCGTATTCGATGGCTAAAATCATATTCGTACCGTATATAGCTACATGAAGAAATTGATTTTGATCCTCGCTATGTTTATCGCGGTCCCTGGATGTGCTCTTTTGCCTCTTGCTCCGGCTCTTGGTCCTATTATCCAAGGTTATCTAATGTGGAAAGACGGAGAAGCGTCTGCTTATTATGAGACTGACGCCCAGACTGCCTATAATGCTGTAAAACGAGTAATGAAAGAAATCGAAGCTCCGATCCTTGAGGATGAGCATCCTTCTGGTAGAGAATTCTACATCAAGAGCGAAAACATTGATAGCTTCAAGGTGACAATCGAACAGAAGGAAGGCTTAGAAATTACCCGTATCAGCATTCGCATCAACTTCATGGGAGACAAAAAATACGTCGAGTTGATCTACAAGAAACTTGAGAGCCAACTCGACGTAATTGTGTTCGATCCTGAGACTAAAAAGTTCAAACGGTTCAAGCAATAAAGTTTCGAACGAGTTTGCCCTTGACAATTGAGAACATCTTCTCGAAGTTGTCTTCTACTGCTTTACCGTCTTTAACCATGCTATCGGCATGCAACGCCTTGATGCACTGCCTGGCCGAAGCTATGACTACCTTCTCAGAGGCTACGATTTCCTCTACAAGATTTCCGTCTCCGTCGAATTCCATCATCGTCTGATTTGGGACTTCGATTTCGACATCATAGAGAGGATTATCGGACTGGGCTCGGATGCCAAAGTGATCTGAAAGCTTCATCACCTTCACGTCTCGTTTTGTCAGGACAACACCACTATCAGAGGCTACGATACTGTGATAATCCTTCATCAAGTCTTCCAGACTTCCAAGATCAGATAGCTTCTTATCTGTCATCGCCTTTACACGACGCTGCAAAATCTTGCGACCTTTGAAAACGGTTTCATAAATTCCAGCATACTTACCACCATTCGTTCGGCGATCATAAGCAATCATTGCCCGAGCCACAGCGTCGTACATTCGAGGCGTTGCAGGAGCCATTGTGACAGCATTGGTAAGTGCCTTACCTGATTCGTCTCGGGCAATCTTAATCGCATCCATTTGACTGTGGTTCTTGGCTTCCATTTCATAGATGCCTGCAAAACAATCGTAGAAAGCACCTAGGAATAGTTTCCCGAAACTATGACATTCGCCACCAAGTACGTTGTCTGGCGTTTGGTAGGGCAATTTCTCTGGCGGGGTATATGTGAAGTCATTGATAGCAGACCGCAAGGCTCCAGGTTTTCGGCCACCACGACCTTTAACGACATTGTAAATAGTTGTTCCCATTTCTTCGGCCAAGTTTGAGATGACATTAGGCTTGCCAAGATCACCTTTCGTTGTCCGCAATGCATGCTCAAGAACTTCATCGGCTTGCATCATTGTTAGCATTGCGATACTATCAGCCCATGCTTCGTGGAATCCCCAAATTTCAAGGGCTTGCATACTCCAAAAATCAGGACGTAGACAATCAAGGAGTGCATGTCCCAATTCGTGAGCTACGATATCAACAGAATCAACCGTGTAAACCATCTTTTTGGTTACGGGGTCCATCTCGAAAAAGAACTTCAATCCTCGTCGGTCATAGAATGCATTTAAGTCGCGTCCGGCACGGGGAACTACCCGAAGATTATTAGTAGCTGCCCACTTCTTAACTGGCGGCCTGATCTTTTGAAAGAATCCAATAGCAGTACAGAGTACGGCGTAAGCTTGTGCTGCTTGTCCTTCGGGTGTAAATGGTGCTACGCCCCCGCCTGCCCAGTTGGCAACTGAAAACGAGGGAGATGGCCGGGGTATTTCTGGTATTGGCTGTTGCCGAACAAGTTCGGGCGTAGTCATGTCGTTAAGAATGAACGACATCTGACCTGGAGCCATCGGAGCGGCCGACAAGATTGTATTATTCTTATCGTCATTTACTTCCTTAGGATAGAAGAGAGACTTGATGAAATTTAGCATTGCTACCTCCTTGATTACAACACTATATACGTTCCCCGTAAAACAATATGGATTTGATGAATACGAATATCTCTGAACTGCGAAAAGAAGCCTATCGACTTTGGGGTGTAGACCCAACGCGAGTTATTTACGATATGCCCCGTCACGCAAGTTTTGGCAGTAGATTTATGTTCAAGGCATGCTATGACGAAGAAGTCTTCAACTCGTGGCCGAGGGCATATGTCTTGACATTGCCAAATCTTGATACTGTTTCGCGGGTACTCATGCCTGTGTATAACGTCAAGAATGATAGCCACGTGAAACTTGTCGTTCCAGCATGGTACGACATGCCCGCAGAACTACACCAAAAAATGGTGAAGCGAGTAGAAGAAGGAAAGCCAGTCTTCAAACGCCTGAAATGGTGGCAAAGACTGGCTAATAAGCTGGGATCGAAATACGAAGAGGTTTTGCCGGTTGAAGACTACGTTTTTGAAGTCTTCAGAAATGATCGAGCAGAACTCTCGATCACTGTGCTTCCTGCTTAGCTTCGTCTTGTTTTTTCTTGACAGCTTCGTAGATGTCTTTTGGTAAAATCCCAGGCATTCCTGCTTGGCCTGACATCCAGAATTTAGCGAATTTTCCGTTACTCATCTTCACATAGCTTCTGTGCCATTTCCAAAATGGTTGCTTTTCTTTAGCGAACCAATCCGAGTAAAGGTCTAGCACGGCGTCCACTCGCATTGGTGGAGAGTCCGTATGAAGCTCGATCCGAACAGATTCACCAGCCTTCAGCGGAAAGACACAAGGAAGTTGGCCAGGGCCAACGCCATTGACATAAATGTTGGCGACAGGCCAATGAGCCATGATTTCTGTTTGCCCTGAGTTGGTCATGACGCAATAGTAGAGATACTTGCTGTCTTTGGGATCGGGATTCAAAGTGACTTGACATGTAGCTTCGAGCACACCTTGCCCTCCACCCATTTTGCCGCCCCAGGGACGGCTGAACCCCTCATCAGTCTCCTTGTATGGCCATCCGCCACCTAAAACGATGTTGTCAAAGTCTCCAGCAAAAGCGATAGAGCAAAACAGCGAAAACAAAAGAGTCAGGAAAGTCTTCATTGGATTTGAACCTCTTGATAGAAGCACTCGGATTCGTTTACATTGACGCGACCTAAGTTATCTTTGGAGATCAGTGCCACGTAATAAGTTCCTGCGGCCAGTAAATCACCGCCGGCTGGTTTCCCCCCTCCAAAGGTTTCCACGCAGAATTCTTCTTGCTTGGCCCCGATATCTTGTTTGTCTGGTATCCAATGTGGCTTGATCTGCACAAACGGTTCTTTGCGGGCATAGAAATCGTATGCAACAATAGTTGCCAAGTTCATCGGCGTGGAAATCAACACATTGATCTTCTGGCCGCTGCTTTTTGCAATGAAAGGAACAGCCTGAGGTCGTTGAAGTTGAGATTTTGCCCCTAAAAGTACGGTTTGTCTATGCCATCGGTCTGCAAGATTTTCAATGAATGCACCCTTGAAGTATTTGCACTTAGGTCGAGATGCAATGTGAATAGTATTCCCAGTGGCTTTCGTAATCAGACTATACTCCGGAGGGGCTCCATCAAGATTGTTCAGGAAGGCTATAGGATCGCCTATATTGGCGTCTAAGCCCTTCGGGCCAGCATCATGGACTTCGATATGGTCATCGTCCTCGAAGGGCTTTACGAGGTACGTGCGGCGGCAGGACGAGGGAGCAGAAGTTCTCTTGCCGTCAATCAACCAAGAAACTAATTCGTCAGGATCGACATAAACGGTATGAACTTGATCATGTCCCCAGGCTTCAGCTTTCAAATAGAATTTGGTACTGGCGTTTGGAGAATTATTAGGTCGCACATTCTCAATGTCGATATTGATGTCGCGTACTGAATGATTCCCTCGTAGTGGATCTACATATTGTTGTCGAATTATCGCACTCATGCTCTAGTAGAGAGACAATGGTAAGTAATCCAGAAGAACTAGCTCGAAAAATCAAACTGATCAAAGAACAGCGAGAAGCTGAAGCGATCAAGAAGAACCTTCCACGCAAATTGCGGGCATTGTCCGACAGTATGGGATATGAGATACGATCCGAACAAGGTGAATACGGATGTGGGATAGATCAAAATTACTGGCCAGAAGACTGGGAATGGCAGTTACCTGACGAAGCTGAGGAGAATGAAGAATTCGACTTAGAGCGGATGCCTGTGGCCGACATTTCATCCGAGGTAATCGGCTATTGCTACGATGGTCTATCAATTGGTTTTCATTTCGAACTCAAGCACTTATTACAATCCAATGAGATTCAAGCCTACTATCAGGGCAAAATGGTCTATCACGAAATCGGTGGAGAGCTACACTGTTATGTGCCGATGAAAGAATGGGAAGACAGAGTGGAAAAGCTCTGCGAACATCTAGCCGTAAGAATCCAAGAAAAGGAGAAGCCTGATCTGGGTTTATGGCAAAGACGAATGCAACAAATCAAAGACTATCTCAAGGAAAAATGGGGAGTGTGAAATGTTTGGATCGGCTCAAGACGAACGCGACTTCTGGAAAGAATGCTGCTCGAAGGGCATGTTGGCCTATCTGAATCCCGCCAACCAGAACTTTTATGTCAAAAAAGTTGCCACGCCCGTAGACGAGCGGACCAGTCTCGATGGCGGCGAAATCCAAATTCAATATTTCCCTTCGGAAGATCAGGCGATTGAGTTCATCAAGAGCTTCCTGAATTGGCAGCCAATGGGTAAACTTGGAGAGTTTGAGCCGCCAGAATTGGGTTCTCGTGCCATCTCTGGTACTGAAGCTGGCCCAAAGACGGCGGCAGAGTCGGCAGAGTTAATCCAAGTTAATGTATACCTACTTTATGACATTGGATTTGGATTGGCAAACGAGAGCGTGGGCACGGTCCAGGCACAAAGCCTAGAGGAAGCCAACGAAAAAGCCCATAATCTTGCTCGCAAGGTATTCGAGCGAGAGCACCCCGACGAAAAATGGGAACGGATTGACAAGGAAGTGAAACTCCAAAGGATGGAACAATGCCAAGAATCAAGGTTCATTGCCTAGCAAAGTGCGTCATGGCACTTGCTTTCCTCTTTGCAGGTAACACCGGTTTTGCCAATGAGCCAAAACCGGAAGATTTACCGGTCTATTTGGTCGAAGATGAATTTGACTTCGTTCAGATCGTTCATCGGTATGGCTACGATGAATACGGCTATTACTATAGCGATTCAACCGATGCCATCTTCTGGAAGAAAGATGTTTTTGGTGACATGCGAGCATGGTGTGTCGTCACTTCAATCGACACTTACCGCCCGATGATCTTCCATAGAGAAAACGGTAACTTCGTCATAGAATTCGAAGATACTTTCTGGAATTGGAAAATTCAAAAGTCCTGTAAAGTCTACAGAATCGTCAAGGTAAAGATCATATCGGTCATCTCTGCCAAATTCAAAGACTTTTCTGTGCCGCAAATTCCATTCGGCTTTGGTGGCTTTACAGAGCCCAACGTGAAGTGCCCACGACCCTAAAGGGTAGGGGCTTCCTGCTTCATCCTCAATCGCACTTGAGCCAACTCAAGTAGTCTTACATCAAGTCCACAGGCTTTAATTTCCGCACTTCCTGCGGTATTAGAGAATTTTAATTTACTCAAAACTAATCACTCTTGGTTTTCGAGCGACTTAAATTAAAAGCCCGCCGAAGCGGGCTTTTTGAAGCGAATGCGATTAGTGAGTCACCATCCAGGCGATCATCCCAAGAATTGCAGCTACGGAAACCCAGCCCAGGGTTGAGTAGAAGTAATCACTCCAAGAAGTTTCATTTTCCGGAACTACCACTTCTGCTTCTCCGTACTTGTTCTCGTAATAGGCGTGAACTTTATCGCCTTCTTCTTCAGATTCGGTTTCTACGGCTGTAACTACTGGGGGGGTGAGCCTCGCGGAGATGTCATCAAGCTGGCTCATCATTGCAATCATCATTGGATCGGGCTGCTTATCCTTCGATCCATGCTTGCACATCTTTGTCTTGTGTTGGGGGGCCAAGGCAAAAGCCTCATCAGGAACCGTGAGAACTTCAGTCTCAACCGAGCCGTCGTCGCCAAAATGTTCAACGGTTTCCTCAACAGGAATAGTCTTGAGCATTTGGGTGCGGCGTTCCTTGGTCTTCATTGGAACAACTTCTTCGAGAGTTTCCAGAACGACTTTTTTGCTACCGTCGGCAAGATCGGTCGTATTGGTACGCTTCTCTACCCGAACGCCGTCTTCTACTCTTTGAAATCTTTCTACTTGCATTTGGTTCTCCGATTCGCTTCATTTATTGTATCGGCTTGTGATACAGATTAGTGTAGTTTTTGTTTCCAAAAAACTTTCAATTCACCGGAACTCTAGTATATAGTTCTGAATACGTATTAGTGGGAACAAACATGACTTACTTTCTAAACGTGTTTCCGTCAGAGTTTAAGGGCGTCTGGGTTCTCGGGGATCGACAGTATTCCCCGGAATTTCGCTGCCCTGGCAACTTTGGCCGAGACGATGAACTAATCAAAGCCTGGAATCTGCCTCCTTACGATTTGAGTGGTGTGGATGCCGATGGAAACGATACAAGTGATCTAACCATCTCTTTTGCTTTCGATCCGGACCTGACGCTTTACAATGATATCGTAGTAGATATTACTTCTATGGCGGTGTCAGCAGCCGCTGTTACTGTCGATGAAATTGTGGCGGCCCTAAATGCGAACTCGACATTTGCTAGTTATTTCCTAGCCTTTGCTCACTGGCCGCAGTCTCCTGCATCTGACGCCCGAGAACTGCGTATTCGATCCAAACGACCTGGGGTGAACATGCGGTACTACGTGAATCGTTTTGGAGCAGAGACAGTGCTTCAATTCAACGCACGTGCAGGCGTGGCCGAATTACCAACTTATTTTGACCGACATACTATCGACAACCAAGACGCTTTTGCCGACAGCGTTGGAAATCTGATCGCTCTTGACCCTGCTGCTGCTGGCGGAGCTAGTGTTGTTGATGATGATGTTATCAATGACGCCGTGAACGCAAAGGGTGTATCCCTTGGGCTTGATGCTTCGGTTGTTCAAGATGACTACTTATTGCTTCGCGGTCGTTCCGGTTTGTTCTTGTTTGAGAACAACACTGTAGACGGCAGCAATCGTATTACGGAGACGATCCAGTATCATGCAGGGGCTCAAGTAGGCGATTTAGCTATGCGAATTGCCTACACCTATACGGGAGCTAATACAATGCCAGATCAAGTTACACGAGAGCCGTACACGCTTACTTCTGGAGACATCATCACGCCTCCATAATGATACGCACTGGTGGAAAAGAAAAAGCCCAGCGAGTTTCCTCGCTGGGCTTTTTTCATTGCAAGCTCTGGATTTACCAGGGCTCTCCGTCTGTGATCGACAGACGTTCGAAGTCCACGAGCTTCTCGCGGGAGTAGCTCTTAATGACTTCTTCGCTCTCATCGCGGACTTCGTTGCCCTCGCGGACTTCGAAACCCTTGATGACGTTTCGGCTGAGTTCAGTCAGCAAGACCGTCCGACGGACGGGCTTCGAATGACTTCCCTTGTAGCGAAACTTTGCAACGGGCTTGTTGCGGATAACAGTGGTACTCATACCAAACTCCTTCAAAATAGAGACCTATATAGCTCGGACGCATACGCAACGTCACTTAGCTTCCGGTTAGAAAATCGCGTGTCTTCGATGGGAACTTTGAATACAAGGTTTTCAGTGATGAAGCCCGGTATCTCAAATTTCGGCTCGGTGTGACCTTCTGGGAGTTCAACTTCGGCAAGCACAAAGTAAGTGTCGCCCTCTGAGGTTTTCAGGAAATCAACATCCCAAATTTCTTCACACTCAAAGTTAGGATCGTATCCCGTCATTATTTTATATCGGAATTTTGTAACCCGAGTCTTAGTCTTTCTCCAAATATCTTTGAAATCTCTTTCTGGAATCTTCGTTGATATTTCGATTACGCGGGCCGTCGGAGATTGAATGCTAAACTTAGCCTGCATGTAATGTCGGGTAAGACCCGTATCGCTTTCGAGTTCCTTACGGATTCGAAGTTGATGTCCATTCCCTTTGCCGACGTAGCCTTGTGAAATTCTGAAGGCTCGTCCTAGTTTTCTTGCTTCGTAGTGAAGACTGTCGTCCAGCTTAAGAACGTGTTTGATTTCGTTTTCTGTTGGCATTTACATCCCCATCAGCATCTGGCGAATGTGGTCAGCGTCGGCAGCCGAGTCTTTCATCTGGTCTTCCATGAACATGCGAATTCTTTCCCCTTCGACTGACTTAACCTGTGAAGCTTGGTGCATTCGCTCCATGTAGTTTTCAACGACTTCCAATTCCATGGAATGGGCATATCTGAGAATATCTGCGGGGTCAGTAAGATTCGATGCAAACCCACTAACCGTGGCAGTTGGCTTGCCGCCACAAGCGAGAATCATATCGCCGAACTGCTGGATATGCAGCATCTCGCCTTGGGCTTCGCGGAGTAGAAAAGATCGAATTGCCTCACGGTGAAGACCATTCACCATAACGGCGGCATGCATATAGAAATGCCAGTGCTTGTATTCGTTGGAAAGGTCAGAATTAAGTAGGGTCAACAATGCGTCGAGCGTCATATTTGTCTCCTGTATGTCTATAGTATCGTGTTGAAGAGAGTCCGATGTTTAGCTTTTCCTTCACTTTTTCTGAAATCAGGGAAAGGCTTCTATATATCTTCGACGTGAAGACATACATGCAATTTATCGAAAAGAAGGAATCCCTTGAAAGCAAAGATACCAAGGGCTTACTCCAAGAAACGCTAGCAGTTCTTAGGGCTCTCTCCTGGAGTCACTACGCTAGCCACTGGCAGTCAAAGGGCTCCAACTTCTATGGCAATCATCTGCTGTTTCAGCGGCTCTACGAGGCCGTCGATGATGAATTCGACACGCTTGCAGAGAAACTCGTAGCCTATTTTGGAGAAGAAGCCGTCAAGATGGATGACGCCATGGATCGAGCTAAAGTCTGGGTCGAGAAGTGGAGTAAAACTGGAGACGTGGTTGATCGGGCTCTCAACGCCGAGCAAGACCTTCAACGCGTACTGGCCGAAGTTTACGACAGAATCAAGAATTCTGACGACATGAGCTTGGGACTAGATGATTATCTAATGGCCGTCGCTAACACCCATGAGACTCATCTTTACTTGGTTCAACAGGTCAAGCGTTAAGAGGACGTGTTTCTCGCCGACATAGTCTTGTCGATTTCCATCAGCACTTCGAACGCAAATCGTGCAACCTCTGTCATTCCATCGTAATCGACTTTTTCAGCAGTATCTTTAGTCGTGTGGTAATAGGGATGATCGCCGGTATGGAAGAAGATGATTGGTACTCCTCTGCGAGCCCAATGAGCGTGATCAGAACGACTGGTGGCTGTATCTGAAGTCTTTGCAGTGAAGCTGTACTTATCATCGACGCGATGCAGGATATCAGTCAAAGTTTTGTTGCGGCCAGAACCATAGGTTCCCAACTGGCTTTGATTCTTGAGATATCCCACCATATCGAAATTCAGCATAGCGACGGTGTTTTCATGAGGAAAGCATGGATGTTTTGCATAAATCTCTGAACCAATAAGCCCGTCTTCTTCTGAAGAAAAAGCAATAAACACAATGCTGTAATTCAGTTGGTCTTTGATCTTGCTGACGGCTTCAGCAATTTCCAGCAGTGTGGCGATTCCAGAGGCATTGTCATCAGCCCCATTGTAGATGCCTCGTGAGTTGCTACCCAAATGATCTAAATGGGCTCCCAGGACAATCACTTTGTCTTTGTTCTTTCCTGGAAAGTAACCAACGATATTGCTTGTCATGATTCCCTTGTAGCGGAACTGTTGATGAAAGCCCTTATCTGACAGACATGGCTGCATGCCGTAAGACATGAATTCATGAAAGACATAGTTATAAGCAAGCGTGAATCCCTCAGTTCCAGGTTTGCGGCCAGCCAACTCGTCTGAGGCCAAGTATTCGACAAACTCCTTAAGCTCAGGAGTTGTAATGCTTTGTACTGCACCAGCAATTGTAGCCTTGGGAAGGATTGGCGGAGACGGGACGGGGTGCGGAGTAACGATTGGCGTTTCAAACTCAGGAACACTTGGTTCGGAGATGAAAGCCTTATCGATAAAGCCAAAGACAAAATAGAAGATAACCGCCGCAACGGTGATTTTGATGAATTTCTGCATGAGACGCCTCCTAGTCATAGTCTAGTCAGTAGTCTCATCTTCCTTGCGGAACTTTTTACTTAGCTTCTGCCAAAATGTGTATGTAAAAAAAGCTACAGTTGATTGGATTATTGCTTGTAAAGCGATTGCAATGATGCTCACACCACAAACAGTAACTTCGACTAAAGATCGCTTGTTCTTATCTTCCATGCAAACCTCCTCAATATCTATTCAGACGCCATCACACCTGAAAATTATTAAGAATTGGCCTATCGGTGCATTTATACTTATGGTCAGTTTTTTCGAGGAGGAATTTTATGAGTGTAGATCAATTCACGGAATGGCAGGAGGCTGAGTTCATTAAATGTGCCAGCAGCTTCAGCTATTTCTCAGCTAATTATTTGAGGATTCTCCATCCTAAAGAAGGCTTGGTGAACTTCAAGCTCTACGGATACCAAGAACGTGTAGTTCAGGCTTTCAATGAGCATCGTTTCAATATCATGCGTAAGTTCCGTCAGGGTGGTCTGACGACACTCTCTGTGACTTGGGCTTTATGGCGATGCATGTTCAAAATGGACCAAGTTATCTTGATCATGTCACGTACTGATCGAGAAGCTGTGGAAGCCGGAGAAATTGTTGCAAGAGCTATTCGCAGCCTTAAGAGTGAACACCCATGGCTTACGCCTAGACTGTTGGACTCCAGTAAACACGAGAAAACGTTTGCTGATACCAATAGTCGCATCATGTGCTACGGGCCAGAGGGTGCTCGCGGTAAAGCTGTTACCTACTTAATCATCGACGAAGCAGCGTTCGTTACTAATATGGAAGAGTATTGGATCGATATGTATCCAATCGTTTCTACTGGTGGTAACGTTATCGTTATCTCGACGGTTAATGGTATTGGTAACTGGTACGAAGAAACGTATCACGAAGCTGAGCGTGGAGAAAACGAGTTCCATATCATCGAACTCGATTATCTAGAGCATCCAGACTACTGTGATCCCGAATGGGCGAGAGCCACTCGACGCCAAATTGGCGAAAAGGGCTGGCGGCAGGAAGTTTTGCGGGAATTCATTGGTTCTGGCGACAACTACATCAAGACTGAGGTTCTTCAGGAACTCGACGATCACACTCGTAATCGTCCACCAATCAAAAAGCTCTTTGAAGAATGGGATACAGATAAGGTCTCCCAGGGTCTTGCGGAATCAAAGAGCATCTTCAAGGGTTCTGAACTTGACCTCTGGACAAAGGGTGCTCTTTGGATTTGGAAAGAACCAAAAGAAGGGAGTCAGTACATCATCGGTGTCGATGTTGCAGAGGGTGTTGGTGATGACGGAGACAATAGTGCTTTCCAGATTATTGATTCAAGCACCTGTGAACAGGTGGGTGAATTCTCTAGTAACCTAGTACCGCCACAAATCTACGCAATGATTATCGCTCGGATTGGCATGTACTACAACGAAGCTCTCGTAGCTGTTGAAAATGTCGGGCCAGGATTAGCTGTCATAGATAAGCTTATCCACACACTCTATTATGGCAATCTCTATTACCATCGAGTCAAGACTCAAGAAAAACCGGGAATTGTAATGAATAAGTCAATTCGCCCAGTGGTTCTAGAGTCGATGCAGAACTATATCGAAAACCGACTGTGCAAGATCAACAGCACTCGTTTAGTGCGTGAGCTAAAAACATTCGTTTTTGATAGAAACAAGAAACGAGCCGAAGCTCGAAAGGGACATCACGACGATTTGATCATGGCTTTGTCAATTGCATTTCATGTAAGAGACCATCATGTTCGTGATGTGCCACTAGGAGCAATTCTGCCGGACAATATCACAGAGAGCCATAAGAACTCGATGTTAGAAAAAATTCGAAAAGAGATTGAAGATGCGGCCCCTGAAGACTTCTTCGCCAAGAAAGATGACGAGAAACATCCTTGGGAATATGAAGATTTGCTTCCTGGAGCTATTTTCAAATTCGAACGGCCGCAAGAAGGTCTCTTAAAGGAGTTTGACTGGTGAAGACACATGCCTTGCAAGCAATCCCACACATTCAGCGTGCCTTAGCAACATTAGATAATGATCTTGCGTCTAGTGAAGCCAGGATGTTGCTTCGTCGAGCCTTGGTAAAGCTTGAGGAAACTCAAACTAAAAGAGATAAGCGGAATGCCGCATCCAAGAGCTATGCCGAAGCCGCCCTGAATAAGGATAAGAAGTGGTGGGAGGCAATCAAGGAAGGTGCATCTAAGCAGGTTGATGGCGAGACCCTAAGTGATATTGCATCCGATTTAGGTATCTCTGATACCTAGTCTCCGCTAGTTGCTCAACTTGCTCCGGCATTTGGTAGTAGATTCGCCGCTGAAAAAGGCTAGCCCTTAACGGCTTCTTTAAGCCAATCTGGCCGCTGATTTCATTCAACTTCTCTTGCGATCCAAGTTCTTCCCAGTGCAGCAATGCTGCCTTCGGTGTTCTCTTGCTTTGCTCGGCAAGTCTTCTCAGTCTGAATCGGTAATAGTTGTACGCTTCAGTAGGACTGAAGTATTGTTTGCCTGAGATATCGCTTAGCGATATCTCAGGCTTACGCAAGAAGTAAAGAAAGAAACAATTTCTTTCGAACCACTTTGACTGGATATCGAAATTGTTCTTGATTACATCGGCAATGAAATAAGCGTTGTGGTCATCAAACTGGTCTAAGTCAGTGGGATGTTTATAAGCGTGGGGGAAATCTGCCGCGTAGATGTATGCGTGGTGATTGAGGACTGTAATCAGGTCTTCGAACCCCGAACCGTAATGGGTGTTAATGAAGATCATTGGTTTTTTCATGGATGACTCTTACATAATTAGGGTTATGTTACTCTTAAACTGTAGTACATAAAAGGATTTAATCGGAGAAAGCATCATGGCATGGTGGGACGTATACAAGTTATTCTACTGGCTCTTTAAGCCAGACCCAATTTCTGAATTCGAAGGTCTTAAAGATATTGAAGGCGAAGCCGTAACTTCTCCTGATATGCCCGACATTCGGGGTCAATGGTCAGGTGGCCCAGGTGGGCCGCTTCGCGTTAAGGTCGGTGAGTCCGACTTCATTGATCTATCTAGTGTTACCAACCGCATTAGTCGGTACAAGGAATATGATCGTCTGGACAATGTTCCGGAAATTCAAACAGCCTTGACCACATTTGCCGATGAAGCATGTGTATCGGGAGATACATTAGTAGCTACGCCATTTGGCTTTATTCCTATGAAGGAACTGGCCGAAAGCAAAAAATTAGACGATAAGTTCTTAGTCTACTGCTGGGACTTTAAGGCTAATGATTACACACTGGGCTGGGCCTACAATCCACGTAAAGTCAAAACTGCTAAAACCATCAAGGTTATGTTTGACAACGGCCAAATGCTTAACTGCACACCCGACCATCGAGTTCTACTCAAGAATGGTGAATGGGTTGAGGCTGGCGACTTGAAGCACGGAGATGAATTGACTCCTTTCTATCGCATCAAAGCCAATCAGAACCTCACGAAACTCAAAACCCAGCAATATCCTCGGGTATTTACGAACAATCGCGGCTGGATTCATGAACGTCAATTTCTTGACGAGTGGAAGACAGGCAAGCCCCTTCCAGGTATGGAAAGAGTCAATAAGACTGTCCGCCTGATCCAACAGGGCCTCAATATGCGTGAAATTTCTGAAGCTATGGGTTATTGGTGGAAGACTATCGAAGCCTATCTTGCAAAGGAAGGTTTTGCTTACAAAGAGATGAAATGGATCGTCAATAAGTACGAAGATAGCCGTCGTGTAGTGGGCATCATCGATGGCGAGGAAATTGATGTTTACGATCTTTCCGTAGAAGAGCATGAGTGCTTTGCTACAGACTCCTGTATTGTTCACAACTGCCAAGAAGATGATGATGGTCATGTTTTCAAGGTCAAGACAAAGAACGAAGAAATCAAACACGAAATCGAATTCTTGCTCTACACAATGCTGGAAGTAAATGACCGCATCTGGAGTTGGGCCAAGAACCTCTATAAGTACGGAGACTTCTTTCTCGAAATAGTTACTGATCCATCAGAACCAAAGCGAGGCGTTCTTAAGATTCAGCCCTTGCCATCCGATTCAATTTACCGTATCGAAACTATCAAAGGTAAGTTGATCGAATTCCAGCAGTCTAAAGAAGGGCCTGACTTCAACTCTCTAGCGAGAGTTGAAGTCACCAAGGCATCTCAGGCTGAACTTGAACAGGCCACAGCCCTGAGGTTTGTACCTGAGCAGATCATTCACATGAAAGTTGGCGATGATCGCAAATCTTTCTATCCCTATGGAGTTTCTGTAATCGAAGCAGCTAGGGGACCGGCTCATCAGCTACGCTTGATGGAAGATGCGATGTTAGTATATCGTTTGTGTTTGGTTGGGAATAGTAGAGTTAGAACACGTACTGGTTGGAAGTACATTAAGGATATCGCACTAGGCGACGAGGTCTATAGCCTTAGCCATAAGAATGGCCTGATTCCCTCTATGGTGACTTGGCTTGTGGATAACGGAATTAAAATTTGGTTGTCTGGCTCAAGTAAGAACAGTGCAGAGAGAATGATGACCAGGGACAAGCTTGCATCAGATAAGGCAATGGAAATAGTAAAAAAGCGATATCAGGAAAATAAACGATTGTACAAAAAATTATACAATTTTGATTTTGGCGACGACCTATCTGTGTTTGATAAGATAATTGATACTGACAATCTCAATGCACAAGAGGTACTAGAGATTGCAAAATCCTTTGTAAGAGAAAAAATTTGATGCAGCAAC